AGCACATCATATTTCTCTTCAGGGATTTCTACATAATGTTCTTCAAAAAGATTCTTCATTCCAGCAAGGAATGATTCAGTCATTTCGGTCTTCAGACCTTGTTCGATGACGAGTGCGTTTTCTTCAAACCACTCATCAGCAACATACTCAAGGTAAGAATCGACACGCTCAGCAAGTGCTTCTTTTTCTTCAGCAAGAGCAGCAACAAACTTCTCTTCGTACTGAGCTTCGATTGCCTCTTTGATTTCAGAAACCTTGGCAGAGATTGCTGCTTCAAAGATGGTCTTTGCTTTTGCTTTGAACTCTTCAGAGAGTTCTTCGCCACCGAGAAGTGCATTAACGTCTTCTTCAACGTTATACTCTTCTACAGTTTCTTCTTCAGCAACTACTTCGTCAGTAGTAACTTCTTCTTCTTCGATCATCTCTTCGGAGGAGAGTTCTTCTTCTTCCTTCTTCATGGTTGGCATTGAATCTGCTGCTTTAGCACCCTTATTGACTACATCCTTAACTTGCTTAAGAGTTCCGCCTGGAGTCTTCAGTTTTGCTGAATCGTCATCAGACTTGTAGTTTTCTGGGGTGGGTCCACCCAGATCTTCGACTGAACCCAGTTGGGTTCCTGGATCTGCCATGGTTGGCATAGGATCTCCAGCCTTCGCACCAGCGTTAACTGCGGTACGGGATTGCTGTGTCTTTACTTCCATTTCTTGTAATGATTTTCCACGAGACATTTGAACTCTCCGATTACCTCTGATTTTAATCTATATTTATTTATAAATTTACAAATTAGAAAGAAACTGATCGAATAAGAATAACTTATTCTCTTCTAGTTGCTTTGTATCAACAAGTGTATTAATCTGGGCATATGTCTTCTCTGCAAGTTTTTCGCGGAGAATACCACCATCCCATACCCAATCTTTTCCTTCCATAATGCCTTCAACGAAAGCATCAGGTGCAGAAGGATCAGCAACGATATCAGCAGCAGTTGCTAACATGAAATCGTCACCTACAATATTTACTCCTTCTCTTGTTGCTTTGAGTGAACCAATACCGCGAGAAGAAACGCCGAGTTTTACACCTTCATCAATCAATGAAGCAGCAATCTTACCCATAGGAGTGCTAAGGATTTTTGCTTTACCGATGAAGTTTGAACCGCTCTCCTTCAGAGAAACGATCTTGTGTGAAACACGGTCAAGGTTTACAGTAGGACCATCAGGATGACCCAGTTCGCCAAGTGCTCTACCGGAAACGATGTTGCTTTCGTTATAACGAGCAACTTCTTTTCTCAGAGTTTCCATAGGATACATACGACCATTACGGTTCTGAATGTTTCCTTGAAGGAAAACACCTTCGATATACAGATTCTTCTTACCGTTGCGTTGTTCAACGATAAATTCTACCTGCTCGATTTCTTCTGTGATAAGTTTCATTTGATTAATTGGTGAATCCTACTTTAAACCCTTTAACATCTCCTGATGATGCAGAAATAATATCGTTTGGACCTTTCTGAAAAAATTCAACTCGATCATCTGGTAGAGTTACAGTTGCAGTACTTGCATAACCAACCGTAGTGCTTTTTGCAACACTAACTGTTGCATCTGCACCAGACAGATTAATAACTCTAACAACCGTAGCATTGTCAAGAGTGGTTGCACTATTCAGTGAAACCTCAGTACCAGATCCAGTAAGTAATGTTCTAGACATTTTTATATGACTGTTATGTTTTATTTATAAATCACTCTTCTTCCTCAGTAGATTCCTCTTCGGTCTCTACTTCGGTTTCCATTTCTGCTTCGATTTCAGTGTCAGGTTCTCCAAAAGTAGAACCAGCAACTACAGGTCTAAAAGCATCGACTCTTGCTGCTGTCTTTGCATACAGCAAATCTTTAATGGTATCACTGATTTGGGAAGGTGACTCATCAGCAACCATCATATCTAGAAGTTCTTCCATTTATAATAAGTATGATGTACTACCGATATTTATACTAGATCTCTCCGCCTTTCGGAAGTTCAGGTGCTTCGGTTGCACTACCATCAATTTCTGGTTCCATTGGCGCAGAAATATTTTGTCCAACTGCTGGATCTTCTTGTGCAAATGGCAATCCAGTTGCAGGATCAATTGTGGCAGGATCAGGGATAATACCTTCCTTAATCTCCTTTTCAATCAATTCATCTTGCTCAATGATTTCCATATCAGTCTGACGCAGAATCTGACGACGGACATAATCTTGAGAGTAATATTTGCCAACATAAGGTTCTGCTGCCTGAAGAAGAGTCAGTCTCTCATTCATTAATTCAGTATCCTTCAGTTCAGAGAAATGATTATCATACAAGAAGTCATACTGAATATGCTCTGACATGATCTCCCAATCTTCTGGGGTGATAATGTTCTTAAGAAGCAACTGAGTTTTAAGCATATCATTGAACATATTTGAGAATCTCTTTCTTAAACGTCCAACAAACTTAGTAAATTTCAGTTCGTCTCTGAGGATTTCGGAGGATCTACCCAGATTAAATCCGCCTTCGCCATCCATCCTAGATGGCGGGACGTTGAGTGCTCTATATAATTTCTTTTTAAAATACTCAATGTCTGTGATTTCTCCAAGATTTTGTCCTCCTGGAAGAGTAGAAATTTCAGTACCACGTCCTCCCTCTCTTCTAGGTAACCAAAAATCCTCAAGCATAGACATGTATTTCTTATCATCACGAATCTCTCCAGTATTGGCATCATACACAAGTTTGTTACGATATCTCATCATAACGTCGCGCAGATACTGCTCTGCCTTTTGCTTAGGAAGATTGCCAACATCAATATAGAAAATTCTACGTTCTGGTGCTCTTGACAAACGGTAGATAACCAAAGAATCCTCAATCATTCTAAGTTGATTGAGTGCCTTAATTGCTTTATGAAGATATGAAAGTGTAATACCTTTATTTCTATCTACAAGACCAGAAGTGCAATAAGTGACAGAATCTCTTGTCATCTTAATGCCTTGACTTCCACCACTCTGAGTTGCTGAGGAAGTAGATCCTGCTGAATTTCCTGCTTTTGGATTGTAAATAAAGAACTCTTCAATCTCAGGGAAATCATACTCCATAGGATCTTTCAATCCTCTAAGTTGATTATTGAGATTTTGTACTTCTCCTGGTTTTTTCTTTTGCTGACGAATATAACGCATCTTCATTGCGTCAATATATCTCAACTCTTGAATTCCCTCTTGGGGATTTTTCATATCAATGATTTTATGATAGTAAATACGACCATCAATATACCAATTCCTATAAATTTCATGAGACTTCTTATCAAAGTCTAAAAGATTTAGGATATGTTTAAACTCTTTTCTAATCTTTGACTTAATACCATCACTAGCATTAAGATTTGAAAGTTCAATCTCTACAGGACTATCATTTGTATCTGAAACAATTGCTTCATTTACAATATCTTCAATTGCACTATCGACCTCTGGGTGGAGAGACATCTCACGATAGCGTTTGATTAAATCAAACTCACTCTTGAATACCCCTTCAAGGTCTACATAGCTACCAAAAAAACCACTAGTCGCATAGTGGTCAACCGAATCCTCACTGTTAGGAGGAACGGGTGATACGGCACTCTGCGGTAGTGGTTCAGAATCCTCAATAGAGAATCCAAATAACTTTGACGACATAATGATTTATGGTTTAGTCCTTTCAATATATTTATGAAAGGACTAAACCCGAGACATCACTCTTCTTCTTCTTCTGGTTCGGATAATGAACCTCTGCTCCAAGAATTAACCTGGAATTCTACAGTAAACTCCTCAATCTGATCGCCATTGTCATAAGACAAGTCAATCTGAGAAACATTAGTTGGGAAAATATCGATAAAGTTATACTGTGCAAGTACAACATTATTCGACCCACTGTTATCCTGACTGGAATACTCCTTACCTCTACCAAGTTGATAGACAGTAGCATTTGTCATGTAAGAAGCAGGAAGTGTAGCACCCATATTATTAGAAAGTTTCGCCATGTGCTCTATCCATGCTTCAAACGCATATCTGAGACCAAAGTTCTCATCGTTAATGACCGTTACAGTCCAGGTATCAACAGTTCTGTCTCCAGCAACCTTAAAGATGCGTCCTCTGAAAGGAACATCGATTTGTGCAATGTTTGAAGCAGGAAGTGCTGCCGACTTACACATGAACTGGAACGTATCAGCATCCCATGCATCAGAGATAGCACTTGGGAAAGTCGTTAACTCAACCTCAAACAGATTGGGGCGGGCACCGCCGCCAATCAGTCTAGATTTAAATTGTGAAAGGTTTTTGTTTGCTCTTGTAGCCATTGTTTTACTCCTCCTTTAGGTATTTATGATAAGGCTAAATCAAACTCTACCTGCTACTTCTTCAAAACTGACGCCCGTGCGTGTAGCAACGAAGGTCAGAGTGATGTAGTTGATGGACTTGGCAGGTTTCAGATAGATATCTGCTCTAAACTCATTGTTATCAATGATGTCAGGAGTGTTGTTGGTCTCATCACAAACAACGAGGAATCCATAGAGACCTCTCTTCGCTTCAACATCACGGAGATAAGGTTCAACAATGTTTCTGAAGTTTGCTCTTGTCAACTCATCGTTGAGTTCGAAGAGTTGTGCATTTGCTGCACTCTCCAGTGCTTGTTCAATAGTAAGGAACAGACGACGAACGTTGATTCTGTCAAACGCAGATGCATAAGACAGTGCTGTCTTGTCTCCAAAGAGATATGTTCCGGTTCCAGATTGAGTTACAAAAGAGTTGATTCTGTTAGGATACAGTTTATCTCTCTGTGCCTTGGAAGGATTATATGCAAGTTTGATTGCATTATTCAGTGTACCTCTTGCCTGACCTGCGGGCGAGAACCAAGGATATGCGACGATGTTAGTTCTGGTCATCATACCAGCAACGTCAGCATTACAAGGAACATAACGGAACTTGTTATTAAAGCGATCGTAAGTATACTTATAACCACTATCAAATACAGCGTATGAAGAAGAAGTCAGAGGGCTGAAGTACTCAATCAGATTATTGGTTTGAGTTGTTGTATTGGACTGTCCAACCAGGTCTGCTCTGTGAGGACCGATCAGTGCCATGCAATCCTTTCTTTGCTCTGCGAGAGAGATAAGATAGTTTGCCTTTGCCTGCGATTCTGCCTTCTCAGTGCATCCAGGACCCATGATCAGATAATCAACTTCTACTTCATCTTTGTTGGACAACTTAGAATAAGCAGTTTGAAGATTTCCGAGAGTTGCTTTAAACTCATCAGTTGCTCCAGCATTTCCGTAGTTCTTACCACCACCAAGGGTATAAGAAACGTTACCAATTGCCGAGAACGTTACTCCTTGTGCTGCCTGTCCCCAAGTACCGTCGCCGGTTGAAACTGCAGTGAAAGAAGCAGCTGGAACACCAGTGTAAGCAGTAAATCCAGTTGCTCTTGGTGTTGTTCCATGAACTGCGTCTGCTGCTGCAGATGGACTCTTACCTGCATATACGTTAGCAGAGAAGTCAGCAATATAATCCTTGTAGTAAATCTTCAGAGGAGAATTGACTGCAGAGATTGTATCCGTTGCCTTAGACAGACCAATGTGCTTCTCAAGGATGTTGCCTTGAATTCCGGTTACAGAACCCTTGTCATCAACAACGACAACGTGAATACCATCATTGTATCCATTTCTTGTAGATACAAAGTTGTTTGCTGTGGGTCTAGGAGCAATAGACTTCCAATATACTGTGGAGTTTGTAAGACCAAGAGTTTGTTGATCATACCAATCAACTGCAGTAGCAACTGAAACAGCAGCAGTAGCAGAAGAACCAGTGTTGATACCAGCAGAATTGACAAAAGTCAAAGTATCTGAGGTGTCGAAAGATGCATAAGAAGTTCCTTCTTGGTATGCAATCCTAGTTTCTGTAGAACCAGCACCTGAAGTTTCTACACGAGAAACAACTTTAACGTCGATGGTGCTAGCACCAGTTGTGGAAGTGGTGACTCCGGTAATGATTCCCTTCAGATATCCAGTGAAGGAAGAAGTTGTTCCTGAACCAGGTACAGTTACGCCAGAAAGGGAAGCAGTAACTCCAAGACCAACTTCAGCACCCATTGCGCCAAGGTCAGTTGTGGTAATACCGATTGTTTGGTCTGCCAGATCATCGATGACACAAACCTTAAGGTCATCTGCCCAAGTGCCAGGGTTTTTAGCAGCCCAAGTAAAGTCTGTTGCTGTGCTGTGGTTCTCCGAATAGTCGTCGTAGTTCTCAATTAAGAGTGACGTAGTATTAGCAATACCAACACCTGCATTAGCATTAATGAGGGTGGATCCAGATGCTCTTACTACCTTGAGAACGCCGCCGTAGGAAAGGTATGAAGAAGCAGACATCCAGTACTCATACTGGTTACCGCTTGCTTGAGGCTTACCGAATACATCGATAAGTGCTTGCTCATTGTCAACCTGAATAGGTTCGTTCACAGGACCGATTGCGAAGGGACCCGCAATTGCTCCAATATTATCTAAAACATTATCAACTCTACCTTTGGTTAAGTCAACTTCTCTGACGAGTACGCCTGGAGATAATTGAGGAGTCGCCATGTTTTTCTCCGTAAATCTCAGTTTATCTGAAAATATTTATTAAAACGAATATTTTCAGTGGGGAAACGTGACGTGAATTACCAATCTGGGTATTCCCAGAGATTATTAGACTTTTTATTCCTCTTTATCCTATCAATAGTACACTCTTTACACTCATATGAGTATGAAGATGCTACTGGTCCCCTATTCTTTCTCGTTCTATAAAACCCTTCTACAAGGTTTTTAGTTTCTCCGCAGACTCTACATCTCCTATCAGAAAGAAGTAAGTGACCTAGTTTTATCTGCTTATCAAATTCCATTATGAAAGGTATTCCCACATAAAAGAACGATCCCCATATTCATCAGCATTAAACCATCTATCTCCTTCACTGTCAGTAAAACTATCTGTCCCTAGACCGTCATCCATAAATCCAAATGGTGCCATATCTTGTTCGATTTGATTTTTCTGCTCTTCATATAATCTTTTACGAACATCCTGGTCAGTTAGTTCTTTAAAGTAATCTTGTGCTACTAACCAGGCATAGATAACCAGACACATTGCCAAGTCATCATTACAACCTTCTTCTGCCTCAAACGAATTGTGCTTTGAGATAAAGGTTGTCAGTTCAGAAATAATTTCATAATCCTTGAAGATTAACTTATCTTCTTCAATTAGAGTTTTGAGATTGAGAGACCCAACTTTCTTCACAGTCTTGGACATCTTCACGCCTAACTGTGTTTTCTTTCCAGAGAATCCCTGACCTACAATCTGCCCTGCTCTGCCCCTCATAGAGCACATAAGTAGGTTTTGATACTCAAGGTCATATTGTAGGATAGATGCCACCTGGTCGCCAATATCGTTGACCTCACAGAGTATAAATGCGCTATTGTAATTCTTTGCTACCTCATAGATGATATTGGGGAACAACATCGGTTTGATATCATTGTTCCGATACTTAGCAACTACTTTATGAGGGAACTCCGTAATATCTACACAGACAAATGCAGAGTAGTCTTCTCCAACTCCTCTAGCAACGTCAACTGACATTACATAATCATGATTCTCCTTTGGAGGTTCATATACATCCAATCCTGCACTCTGTTTAATTGGAGATTCATACACCATACTCCTTAATTTGCTAGGAGCAATCAGAGTATCAACAGAACCTAAGAATTCGCATTCAAACTCAACCTTGAACTGTGCTTCCGAAGTGTTAGCAATAGTTTGCTCTTTCCACTTCGCATCCCTACCTGGAACTTCAGACCAGTGAACATCTGTAGGAACATATTCATTCTTTTGCTTCTCCGCATCATGCCACATACGGTAGAAGTGATTCATACCGTGAGGCGTAGAGACGATGATTACTTTCGTGCTTTTACCAGAAGTAATAGTAG